CCCCGGGAGGGGAGGGAGTGATTCGGGGGCCGCTGGCTTGGCGGCTTGCGCGCCGGGGTTCGCCACCTGGCCGGGGCCAGCGCTGGCGATGTCGCCCGGCTGCAGGTTGTATTCCCGCGCCCAGTACTGCGGGCTGAACACCAGGCCGCTGCGGCTCATTTCGCCGTCGCGCTTGGCCTGCACCTCGCTGACCTGCTCTTCCTCGTACATCTCGAAGCGCGGCGCGGGGGCCTGCTCGGACTCATTCAGGTCGGTGAGCCAGCGCAGCAACTGGTTGATGGCGCCCTCGCACAGCTTGGCGTCTGCGTCGCTGAGCGTCTTCTCCACCTCGGCGCCTGCACTGGCGCTGGCCTTGTTGGCGCTGGCCTCGGTGGTCTGGTTTTGGCCGAGCAGCGCGATGTTCACCTCGCTGCGGCAGTACATGAGCAGCTCGCGGTAGGCGCCGGCCGCGTCGCCCTTGCTGCCCGTTTCCTTGATGTCCACGCTGCTGTCGTCAGGCACCACCGCCACGGCGTCTTGCACCATGGCTTCGAGCTGGTCGAGCAGCTCGTCCGTTTCCTTCTTGCCTGCGCTGCGCGGCTGTTTGCCGACGACCCAGGGCGTGCCGAACTTCTCGGCGAAGGTGACCCAGAACTTCAGGCCACCGCGCATGAAGGTGGTGGGCCAGAAGCACATGGACAGGTCGGCGAACCCGTAGGGGTTCACATAGCTGGCGTCCTGCCGGGGCACGAGGAACTTGCGGGGCTGCAGCTCTTCGCCGTGGATCGGGGCGGCGCGGCTCTTGAAGCGCAGTTGGCCGTCTGGCGAGAAGAGGAACCACTCCTGCGGCTTGGCCATCAGGCCCACAGGGCGCAGCGTGCCCTCTACTGTGGCCCACATGGTCTCCATGGGCACCCACCCGAACAGCGGCGCGTCGAGCATCTCGCCCAGGATCGCGTCGAGGTCGAGATCGGCCAGCGTGTCTTGCGCGATCTGCATCATGCGCGGGCTGGCCTTCTGGTCGGCGCGGGCGCCGGTCTGGCCGCTCACGCTGTCCACCAGGCGCCACTCGCGGCTGCGCACCGCTGCCTTGCGGCGGCGAATCGCGCCACCCACCGGGGCGGTGCCGCGCAGGTCGCGGTACACCGACACGTCTTTGCCCAGCTTCTTCAGGATCGGGTCGGGGTTGGGCAGGTACATGCCCAGCGCGGTGAAGTCGGGCGAGCGGTCGCGGGTAGCGATGTGATCGCTCAAGCCCTTGGTGGTGGCGCCCTCGGCGAAGCGGTGGATGCTGCCGTCCGCGAGATAGATGCCCCGGGTGTTTTTGCTCATGGTGTAAGCCTGTTTCTCTCTCAGTAACCGGCCATCTGGGCGCGGACGCTCTGGCGCGCGGGCCGGCTGGCCACATGCACCGGGCCGGCGTTCAGCTCTCGGCTGGCGTAGTAGGCGAGTGCCACGGCCACGGCCGCGTCGCCGTGGCGCTTGCCCTTGTCTTCGCCCTTGGTGCGCACGTCGGGCACGCGCGGCACACCGCGCACCACCTGGACGGCGCGCAGGTCGTTGAGCGTGTCGGCGTCTTTGGGCAGGTCCTGCAGGTTGCCGTCTTCCAGCGCGGCCTTGACCGGCGGCATGTGCTCGCGGTACCAGGCCTCGCTCAGCATCACCTGCTGGATGCGCGTGGCGCCGTAGCGCTGCATGGCCACCTCGGCCAGGAACTGGCCGTTGCCCCGCGCGTCGAACGCGCCGCCGGTGAAGCGCGGCAGGCGGTCGAGCAGGTAGAAGGCAATCTGCTCTTGCTGGCGGAACGGCACGTTGCGCAGCTCCACCGTGAACGGTACGCGGCGCACGAGGTTCTGGTGCTGGATCAGCGGCACCTCGACGGACAGGTCGCCCGAGCGGCCGAAGTCGCGGCCGTTGAAGCTGATCGCCTCGGCCGGCAGGCGCTCCAGGTGGGGCAGCATCTGCGCCTCCAGCCAGTCGCGCGCCTCGGCGGTGCGGATGCTGTCGCTCAGCAGCTCGAAGCCGGCCTTGCACTCCCAGCGCAGCACGGGCGTGTCGGCGCTCATGCGGCTCTCGATGAGGGCGCGGCTCAGCCAGGCGCCGGTGCCGTTGCTGGGGATGCAGTCCAGCTCTTCGGCGGCGCCGTCGCCATAGAAGGCGTACACGCCGGCCTTCCATGCGTCTTCTTCGGCGGCTGTCCAGACCTTGCCCAGGCGCATGCACACGCGCTTGTACAGGCCGTCGGCCACGGCTTCCTGGAACGTGACTCGGTGCACGGTGCCGGCGCGGCGGCCGGCGCGGATGTCGGTGATCAGCTCATTGAAGGGGTTGTCGTCGCCGTTGTGCGTTGAGATCACGCGCACCTTGCCGCCCCAGATCAGCATGGCCATCGCCGCCTTGAGCAGCTCGCCGAGCTGCTCGTGGAACGCGGCCTCGTCGATCACGATCACGCCCTGGCGCCCGCGCAGGTTGCTCGGGCGGCTGCTGAGCGCGACGATGCGGAAGCCGCTGGGGAAGCGGATCGTGTAGGTCTTGATCGCCTTGTCTTCCTCGCTCTCGCCGTCCCAGAAGCCGCCCTCGATCTCGCCCGCCGCGCGGTTGAACACCCTGGCCCACATCGCGCAGGCCTGGATGTATTCAATCGTCATGTCCTGGTTGTAGGCGATGTAGTAGACGTTCTGCCCACCCGCGATGCGCTCGCTGGCCGCTGTGAGCACGTTGTCCGATGCCTCGGCCCAGGTGAGGCCCGTGCGGCGGCTTTTCTCTTCGACCTTGAGCGGCGACGGGTCGGCCACCCAGCGCTGCTGGTAGCCCATGAGAACGGCCGCCGGCACCGCTTTGAGGGCGGTGTTCGGGACTTCGAAGGGGACGGTGGGGGCGGTCATTTGAAGATGGCGGCCAGCACCCAGGCGATGGCGATCACGAACAGCGCGGGCAGCAGCATCAAGATGCGCGTGATGCCGCCCATGAAGCCGCCGTCATCGGCCGGCCAGAAGAACGCCCACAGCAGCGCCAGCACGCTGACAACCGTGGGGATCGCCCACCAGCCCAAGACAAGCGAGATTTCCATGGTGGAGGTCACATCCATTGCTTGACGATCCAGCCGATGGCCAACATCACTGCCGGCTTCAGTGCCATGTGTATGACGCTGTCCAGAAGAGCTGCGGCCTTGTCTTTTCCGTCCTGCTCGGGCTTGGCTTGGTAGGTGAGAAACCCAACGACCAACGCCACACCGATTGCGGGCGCGAGGGTGAGCGCGGGCAGGTTGAAGGTGGGCACGATGAACCAGGCCCACAACAGCGTCAGCACAAACCCGTTCCAGATGGAGCCCAGGGCCAACAGCCCAAACATGCCAACGAACACGATCAATCCAGTCATCTAAGTTCTCCTTGTTGTGGGTCAGGCAGCAATGCCCAAAATCTCGCGCCTGATCTGCTTGGCCGCGTAGCCGCTCAGGCCGCCGCTGCGGGCGATCTTGTCCACGGTCTCGGCCGCTGCCTTGGCGCGGGCGCGGGCCTGGGCCTGGAAGGTCTTGAGGCCGATGCTTGACCTGGTCAAGGTGGCGATGTTTTTGGCGGCGGCGCTGAGCATGGCCACGCGGTCGCCTGGGTCGGCGGGCTTGCCGTCTTCGTCCAGCTCGTCGGCTTCCTGCAGCATGAGGATGGCTTCGAACAGCTCGGTCTGCACCAGCGCGGTGAGGGCCTCGCTGCGGGCGTCCTGGTCGTCGCCGGCCTGCGCCTGGATGAGCTTGGCGGCCTCGGTGCTGGCGCGGATGGCGGAGAGGCGCCGGTCGAGCTTGCTGCCGTAGCGGTGCAGCGCGCTGCGGCTGGGCAGGTCGCCGGCCTGGGCTTCGGCGGGGAAGCGCTCGCGCAGGTCGCCGATGAGCTCATCCAGCGTCTGCGCGCCGGTGGCGAGCATGGCTTCGATGTAGGTCTTGACCTCGGCCGGCAGGCGGCTGACGCTGGATTTGCGGGCCATGGCTCAGACCTTGGCTGGGCGGGCAATGCCCGGCTCCACGGCCACGGTGTATTGCGCCACGTCGAAGCCTTCGCGGGTGAGCTCGCAGCTGACCTGGTTGAGCGGGTCCACGTGCACCTTCATGAGCTCGCGGCTTTCGAGGTAGTCCAGCTCGCGCCGCACCTCCAGCACGGTGGCGTCGCTGTAAGCGCCTTGCACCACGCCCAGCAGCATGCGCAGCGTGGAGTGGGTGGGGCTGTTGATCTCGGCCGCCATCAGCAGCACCCAGCGGATGAACTCGCGGCGGGCACGCGCGGCCTGCTCGCGGATTTGGGCTTCATTCATGGTTCTTCTGGCCTCTCAGCAGGATGTTTTCAAAGCGCATGCCCATGGCGTCGAGCTTGGCCATGATGGTGGCGATGGTCTGGGCGTAGTCCTCGCGGCGCACGTAATGCAGCGGCAGGTCTGCCTTGAGCTGGAGGATTTCGCGCTCCATGCGCTGCCAGTTGCCGGCCTCGGCAGCGCTGGCTTGTTCGATCTTGTCCAGGCGCTGGCCCTGCACCTTGAAGCTGTCGTCGAGGTGTTTGGTCTGCTGCGTCATGAGCAGCTTGAGCAGCCCGATGAAGGCACCAAGCACCATGGCAATGAGCACGATGGTCTGCCAGAGGTCGAGGGAAAAGGTCATGGTCTCTGGCCCTCGGTGGGGCTCTTGGTTTGGGGGTTTGTGTGCCAGCTGATCAAGGCGTTCAGGCGCTCGCGGCACCCCTCGTATTGCTGCCCGGCGGTGGCGATCCAGACGGCGACGGCCGTGTCGGTGGCTTCCAGGGCGGGATGCTCGGCAGGGTCGGCAGGAAGCCCGGCGCTCGGGCTGTCTTGGCGCTCTGCGTGGGCAGGGGCGGCAGGGGCTCCACCGGCTGCAGCAGCTCGCGGCTGGGGCGCGGGCACTCCAGCGCCGGCAACGCTGATGCCGGTGGAGCCGTTGAGCACGCCGAGAGCGCGGCCAGACAGGCAAGCACGGCCAGAGGTAGCGGATTGAAGCGCACGGGTTTTCTCCTTGGTCAGGGTGGCGTTGGCCGCGAGGGTGGTGCTGAGCCGGGCGCCCAGGGTGTCGCTGCGGGTCTGGGCGTCTTGCACGCGCTGGGCGGCGGCGGTGACTGCCTTGCGCACGCTCTCTGTGTGGGCTTCGCGCAGGTCTGCGTTTTCAATGCGCAGCGGGGCGCGGCCGAGCTGCCAGCTGGCGGCGCCGCCCACGGCCGAGCCAGCGGCAAAGGCTGCGGCCAGGAGCCAGAGCTGCGCCATCATTTGGTGAACGCCCAAACAGCCAGGCAGGCGCACACCACGGTGAGCACCAGGGCAAGGGTGGCAACGCCGCCCAGCCACTGCTCAAAGCGGCCGGAGGGCATGGGCTGCTGGCTTGGGGCCAGCGGGGTCGGCTCTTTCACACGGCGGCGCAGGTCGGCGGCTTCGAGCTGGGCTTCGAACTCGTCCAGCTCCAGCTGCTCGCGCTCCACGGCCAGGCCGTCTTGCGACACCACGCGCAGCACCACGATGGCCAGCGCGATGCCGCCCGAGACATAGGGCCAGTAGCGTTCAGGGAACAGGGGCGCCACCAGGGGCAGCACCTCGCCCTGCACGGCCGAGAGCAGGGCCAGCAGCACGGCGGCCTGCACACTCAAGAAGCGCCACGCCAGCTTCCAGTCGGGGATGAGCTTGAGGTTCATGCGTCCACCGCGAAGATGTGGATTGGCAGGGGGCGCAATCCGTTGGAGAGCCAGGCATCGACATCGAAGCCGGGGCAGGTCTTGAGCCACTCGAAGGGCTCGGTCATGCCGTTGCCGTTCTTGTCGGGCGATAGATCGCGGTGCCCGCACACGCCGGCCAACACGTCGTAGCCCGGTGATGTGGCCTTGTTGACCCGGATTGCGGGGTTCAGCGGGATGCGCAGCTTGGCGGTGAGCTTGAGCACCAGCTGCGCCAGCGCCTCCCACTGCGCCCGGGTGTAGCGCCCGCTGCGCTCTGCGCCGCCCACGAGGCAGATGCCGATGGAGTGCGCGTTGAACTGCACGGCGTGCGCGCCGATCTCGTCCAGGTGGCGGCCGGTTAGGACCGTGCCGTCGAGGTCAATGACGTAGTGGTAGCCGATGCTGGGCAGCTCGGGGTTGAACGCCTGGCGTGCTGCGAAGCTGCGCTTGAACCCGCGAACGGCGTGCCAGCTGTTGATGACCTGGGCGGCACTCAGGTGGCCGGTCTTGCCCGGCGTGCCACGGTCAATGCGTTGACCGCTCGGCGTGGCCGAGCAGTGAATGACGATGAGGTTGGAGGTGCGAGCAGACATGCACGGCATCGTGCCGTGCGCGCGCGACCGCGTATTTGGAACGCGGGCGGGATTTCAGGTGGTTACTTGCGGGGCGTCAGCGCCCGCACTTGCGCGCTTCGCCGATCTGCTTCAGGCGTTCCACGCGCTCGGCTTCGCTGAGCCGGATGCTGGACGCGCTGGTCTCCATCGCCCTGATCTCCAAGGGTGTTGGGCAGTTGACCCCGGGGCCAGCGGCAGCGAGGGAGGATTCGGGGCGGTTCTGAATGCTGGTGACCACGCCGTCGTCGGTGTAGACGTACCAAGTCTGCCCGCGGCGCTCGTAGATGATCTGGTCTTTGCGCCGGCCCTGGTAGTTGTCGGCGTTGACCTTGGTCGGCGCGCCCATGGCCTGATCAAGCTCTGCACGGGTCATGCCGACGACGGGCTCACCGCGCGAGATAGCCTGGTTGATCTTGCTGCCCTGTTCGATGCTGGCAACCTCGCGCTTGGAGCGCTCTGCGGCCTGCAGACTGGCGGCGTTGACATGGCCGCTGGCCGGGCGCACGTTGAGCGCCTCGCCCTTGCCCGCACACGGCGCGTCTTGAAACACCACCGCGCCGTCAGCGCCGGTGCATTTGTTGATGGCCCAGGTGGGAGCCGCAGCGGCACACGCGAGCAGCGCGGCGATGACCACCGTCGTGCGGCGGCTCATGCGCACTTGCTCGCCTTGACCACCGCATCAGGCAGGCCCTGCGTGGTGATCGGTTGCGTGTCCACCAGCCGGTCATAGGGCCAGAACTTCACGCGCATGCGCACGCTCTTGCCGAGCAGCAGCTCGTCCACCGCTTTGCCGCTGTCGCTCAGGTTCGCCCAGGTCTGCTGGGCTTTGGCGGCGGCGGGGTGAAAGGCGCCGGGCTCGACCTTGATGCCGGTGCCCGAGGCGTCGGGGTGCAGCAGGCCCTTGGTCTGCGTGTCCACGCGGATCGCGGCGAGCACCTTGCCGCCCGACACCGAGACCACCAGGCGAACCGGTGCCAGCTCTTGGCCGCGCCCTGTCTGCAGGTACTGCGCGGGTGAGACGGCGGCGCAGGTGGTGGCGCCCGTCATGGCGTCGTTGACGCGCTCAAACGTCCACGCGTCGGCGCTGAACGCGGGCAATGCAGCTGCTGCGATGGCTACGGCCACCAGGTGCTTTTTGTTCACGACTTCCTCCTGATTTTTTTGAGTCGAACTGGGGCGATGGGCTACAGCGATTTTCGTCGTCGCTCGTGCAGTGTGGGCGCTGTTGCTTCCTCTGCTTTGGGGTAGACCCCGCTCGGCGTCACTGCTACGGCACTCTGGCTCAAGCGCATGAGCAGGTCAAACAGAAGCTGCTGATCGGACTCGCTGCAGGTGTGCCAGGCCGACAGCAGTGCAGCGTCGTTTGCGCTGACCTTTTTGAGCGGCCGCCCCTCGCGAGCGGCCTGGATCATTTCCAACGCGGCCTGCGCCACGCCGCTGATCACGTACTCCGCATCAAAGCCGCGCTCGGCCGCCAGTGCGCGCACCTCGGCCTCGGGAAACGAGCCCCGGGCCTTGCGCTTGTTGAACGCAGACGCCGCCATGCCCAGCGCGTCGGCCACGTCTTTGTCTGCCTGAAGCGCGAGCGCCCCCTTGAGCCGCAGCAGCGCGGCCTCGAAAGAAAAGAAATCCATGGTCGCCCTTGCTTGTGTCGATTTATGGACTTACAATGTCCATAAATCGACATCTAAACGCACTTATCCGCACTCCGCATCCCCAAAAAAAGGAGCCAACGATGACCCCTCAACAACGCAAAGCCAAGTTCATTGCCCACGGCGAATCCATTGGTACCTGGGCAGACCAGCACGGCTTTCGCCGGCCGGATGTGTACCGCGTGCTCAACGGCCAAAGCCCCGCCCTTCGCGGCACCCAGCACCTGATCGCCGTGAAGTTGGGCATCAAGCCGGACCCGTCCAAAGCCACGGCCTAAGCCTCTCTTCAACCACTCACCAAGGGATTTTCACACATGAGCCTCACAGATGCCGCCCCCGTGTTGACCCACTGGATCAACCGCCGCCGCAGCTCGCTGAACGCTGCCGAGATCGCCAGCCGCAACGGCCTCCCCGCGCTGTACCTGCTGCGCGATTCGAGCCGCTGCGAGGCCCGCCTGAACAAGCTGGTGCGCCTGATCGAAAAGGCCTCGCTGCCGAGGGACTACCAGGGCCACAACCCTGTCATCAAGGGCCGGCTGGAGATCGCGCATCGGCAGGCCCAGCTCAGGAGCGCGGCATGAGCGCCGCCGCCGACACAGTCAACCAGGCCATGGGCTTGGGCTACACGCTGAACCGCCACGTGCCCGACATGGCCCGGGGGTTCGAGATCCACACGAGCTATGGCGTGCTGCACATCGACGCGGGCCGGCTGGCCGATCACATCGCCGACCTGGTGGCGCAGAGCGCCCGCCTGGAGCTGATGCGCCTGGACACGGTCTGCCGCATGGGAGAGCCCTCATGAGCGCCGCCGCCGACAAGGACGTGAGCGCGCAGGTGCTGCGGGCGCTGGCGATGCTGGAGGTGCTGAGCGGCGAGCTGCCCAACGGCATGAGCAACAAAGACATTGCCACGGCGCTGGACTGCCCGGCGCCCTACGTGACGCGCACCGCCGCGACGCTCATCGACAAGGGCTGGGTGGAGCGCACGCCCGAGGGGCGCTTTCGCATCACCTCCCGTTTCTCTCAGCTCAGCGTGCGCACCCTGCGCGCCTTCGAGAAGTGCGCCCAGCAGTTGGACGACATGAAGCGCAACTACCTGTTGGGCTGACCGCGCGTTTTCTCCCTCTCTCTCAACCACTGAAAAAGGAACACCCACCATGGGACGCACAGCAAACGAATCACAAGCACAAACGGCCGAGCCGGCAGCGGCGGGCGGCGCACTGGAAGTGCTGGAGGCATCGACACGGGAGCTGGCCACGCTGCAGGCCGACCAGGCGAGCAAGGCCATCGTGGTGGCGCGGCAGATCGGCTACGAGGGCTCGCTCTCGGTGGGCGCGATTGAAGACGAAATCCGCTTCTACCAGCGGCGCACGGTGGAGGCCATTCTGGAGACCGGCAAGCGCCTGCTGGTGCTCAAGGAATTGACGCCGCATGGCGAGTTCACCAAGCGCGTGGAGCTGCTCGGCCTGTCTGATCGCACGGCACAGCGCTTCATGCAGGCCGCTGCGAAGACGGCCAAATCCGCCAATTTGGCGGTTTTGGCCTCCCAGGTCAAAAGCGGCTCGGTCTTCCTGGAGCTGGTCACACACGACGACGACGTGCTGGACGGCCTGCAGGAAATGGACGACTTCGACCGCATGAGCGCCAGCCAGCTGCGTGAAGCGGCGCGCGGGCTTCAGGCGGACAAGGCGGCCACCGAGCAGTTGCTGACAGCGAAGAACAAGAAGATCGACGAGCTGGCCCGCAAGAGCAAGCGCTTCAACGTGCACGTTGATCTGCCAGAGGAGTTTGTCGCTGCCGATGCACTGGCCGGCGGCCTGAAGCGTGACGCGCTGGCGAAGCTGAAGGCTCTGCGCGAGATTCGCGAGCAGGCGATGGGCGAGCGCCCCGCCGACGAGGAAGGCCAGAAGGTCCACGACTCGGCGCTGGGCGCCCTGGCTGTGACCATGCGCGACGCGCTGCTGGCGATTGAAGAAGAGCTGGCGCGGTCGATGCAGGACTTCACCGACACCTTGAGCCTGTTCCTCCCCGAGTGAGCGAGGACACCATGGCAAGCAACAACAACAAGCCCTTCAGCGCCGACGCGCTGGTTGACCTGGTGGCTCTTCGCGACCAGCTCAACGCAGCGCCACACGGCGAGCGCAGGCCCATGGTGGAGCGCTTTGCCATGGGCCTGGGCCGGAGCACGGGCACGGTCTACAACTGGCTGCGCGAGCACGCCGATTACGACAGTGGGCGCAAGGCCCGGGCCGACAAGGGCAGCAGCCGCCTGCCTGAGGAATCTCTGCTGGCCATCGCGGCGATGAAGCGGGAGGGCGTGCGCATGAACGGCAAGCAGACGATGCCCACTTGCGTGGCGATGAATGTGGCCGACACCAACGGCATCACGGTGAACGTGAGCGCGAGCCAGGTGGCCCGGCTGCTGCGCACGCGGCGCATGGACACGGCCTCGGTGATGACGGCGCGCACGACCACCGAGCTGCGCAGCCCGAACCCGAACTACCTGCACCAGGTGGACCCGTCGCTGTGCTTGCTGTTTTACATGGGCGGGCGTCAGCACCTGATGACGGAACAGAAGTTCTACAAGAACAAGCAGGAGAACTACGCCAAGGTGAAGCTGAAGGTGTGGCGCTATGTGCGGGTGGACCACTTCAGCGGTGTGGTTGACGTGCGCTACTACGAGAGCGCGGGCGAAAACCAGCAGGTGTTGTTTGACTTCCTGATGTGGACGTGGGGCAAGCAAGAGGGCCGGCTGAACCACGGTGTGCCCCAGATGATGCTCTGGGACAAGGGCAGCGCCAACACCTCGCACGGCATTCAAAACCTGCTGGACAGCCTGGGCGTGAAGCACGAGACGCACGCGGCCGGGCACGCCTGGGCCAAGGGCGGCGTGGAGCAGGCCAACAACCTGGTGGAGACGCATTTCGAGAGCCGGCTGAAGCTGGAGCCGGTGAACAGCATCGAAGAGCTGAACGCGGCGGCGCTGAACTGGGCTCGCGATTGGAACGCGAACCTGCTCAAGCACATTGACGCGCGGCTGGTGCGGGCCTCGGGCGAGCCGATGGTGCGCGACGACTTGTGGGCGCTGATCTTGCGCACGCCGGGCGCGCTGATTGAGCTGCCGAGCCTGCAGGTGTGCCAGTGGTTCATGGCGGGGCGCGAGAAGGAACGCCAGGTGAACAACCTGGCGGTGAGCTTTGCCCACCCCGAGCTGGGCCGCGCGGCGCGCTACGACCTGCGGGCCTGGGCCGAGCACATCCACAACCGGCAGAAGGTCAGCGTCACGCCGCTGCTGCTGCGCGACGGCTTGCTGCGGGTGGAGATTCCGCGCGCTGGCGCCGAGGCGCTGATTGTCGAGGTGGAGCCGGTGCGCGAGTTCGACGCTTCGGGCCGCAACGCTGCGGCGCAGGTGATCGGCGAGGGCTACAGCCGCATGCCGGAAACGGCGGGCGAGGCGGTGGCACGCCGGCTGGCCATTGCGGCCTACGGCGACGGCATGACGGTGGACAAGGCCGACGAGAAGCGCGAGGCCAACGCCCGCCCGTTCGCCCACCTGAACGACGGCAAGGGCCTCACGGCCCACAGCCACCTGGGCACCGAAGAGCTGCCGCAGCGCCTGCTGCCGGCCGCTGCCGAGGTGGCCACCGAGGCGGTGCGCGCAGCGGGCCGCGCGGTGCGCGAGGTGCAGGCCGAGCCGCTGGGCCATGTGGAGGCGGCCAAGCGCCTGCGCGCCCTGGTGGGCAGCAGCTGGACGGCGGAGCACTTCGCCTGGCTGGCGCAGCGCCACCCGGGCGGCGTGCAGGAAGAGGCCCTGCAGGGCATTGCTGACGAGATCAAGGGCGGCAAGCAGATGACGGCGCTGCGCGCTGTGGGGGGCGCTTGATGGCCGCGCTGCAGCTCAAACAGGTGATGTCCGACGCGGGCATCAAACAGGCGGACATGGCGCGGGAGATGGGCATTGCACGCCCGACGCTGGGCGCGCTGATCAACCACGGGCAATGGCCGAGGTCGATTCACACGGCCGCGCTCAAGGACCTGTGCCTGTCATTTTTGATTGATTGCGGTGTCAGCGACCAGGCGCTGATCACCGTGTTTGAAGAGGTGCCGGAGCCATGTGTTGAAGACGTGGCCCCGGCGGTGTCCCTGGATTCATCAACCACTGACGAAAAGGACGACGCAATGTTACTGCGCAAACAAGGGCTGTCACCGGCCAGCAAGAAGCACTTTGGACTGTTCCGTGACCCGCTGGCCGACGAGGTGCAGAGCCACGAGGACGTGTTTGTTTCCCCCGACATCCGCTATGTGCGCGAGGCGATGTGGCAGACGGCGCGCCACGGCGGCTTCATTGCCGTGGTGGGCGAGAGCGGCAGCGGCAAGAGCACGCTGCGCCGCGATCTGATCGACCGCATCAACCGCGAGGGGCAGCACGTGGTGGTGATCGAACCCTATGTGCTGGGCATGGAGGACACCGACACCAAGGGCAAGACGCTCAAGGCGGGCCACATTGCCGAGGCGATTCTGACGGCGGTGGCGCCGCTGGAGGCACCGAAGAGCAGCCCGGAGGCGCGCTTCCGCCAGGTGCACCGGGTGCTGCGCGACAGCCGCCGCTCGGGCAACCAGCATGTGCTGGTGATCGAAGAGGCCCACGGCCTGCCGATCTCGACCTTGAAGCACCTGAAGCGGTTCTTCGAGCTGGAGGATGGGTTCGCCAAGTTGCTGAGCATCGTGCTGATCGGGCAGAGCGAGCTGCGCAGCAAGCTGAGCGAGAGCGACCCGAATGTGCGCGAGGTGGTGCAGCGCTGCGAGGTGGTGGAGCTGCAGCCGCTGGACGGCAAGCTGGAGGAATACCTGAAGTTCAAGTTTGACCGGGCGGGCAAGCCGGTGGTGGAGGTGATCGACCAGGCGGGCATTGACGCACTGCGCTCGCGCCTGACGACGACGCGCCTCGGCATGGGCCGCAAGGCCATGGGCGGCGAGTCGCCGGCCGTGAGCTTGCTGTACCCGTTGGCGGTGCAAAACCTGCTGACCGCGTGCATGAACATGGCCGCCGATCTCGGCGTGCCGAGGGTGACCGCCGATGTGGTGCGGGAGGTGTGAGCCATGGCACACCTTTTCAAAGTGTCGGTGACCCTGCAGGACGGCAAGCGCCTGCGCGGCTATGGCTTTTTTCTGGGCAACGGCGAGGCGCTGGAACAGATGTGGGCCGACTACCCGGATGCCTGCACCGTGGCCGCGATTCAGCTGACCGGGAGGGCCGCGCCATGAGTGCCCCCCGCTCCTCTTTTGACTTTGCCCCGGGCGCCATCGAACGCCACAAGGTGGGCCTGCTGGGCACGCCGGCCCAGCGCCGCGAACTGAAGCGCTGGCTGCTGCCGTCGCTGGCGTTCACGGTGGTGGTGGGGCTGTGCGCCCTGGCGGTGGGTGTGATCGCGGGGAGGTTCTTCCCATGAGCGCGCCGCTGAATGCCACCGGCTACACGGGCACCGTGCACCGTCAGTTCCCGGCGCTGAGCCGACCGGTGCGGGCCGACCCGATCTCGGCCGAGGCCGCCACGGCCTGGCGCTTTATGCGCGATGCGGGCGGCTTCTACACGGCCGCCGAGCTGGGCGCCGCGCTGCGGCCCGAGCTGACCCCGCAGCGCGCCGCCATGACGGCCAGCCGCTGGCTCGTGGCGCTTTTCCGGCGCCGCCACATTGCGGCCAACCCACGGGCGATTCGCATCAAGAGCTACGGCGTGACGACGCGCTGTTTTTCCATTCCGGGCGAGAGCCTGGAGCCAACCAACGAACCCACCACAGGGAGCCCTGAATGAACACCGAAACACTGGAATCTGCAGCCGCAACGCTGCAGCTCAACGACGCGCAGATGAGGCAGCAGGCTGACTTGATCGTGCGCCTCATGGGCATGGCGCAGATCGGCGTGCCGACGCCCGACGAAGGTGCCGTCACCACCCGCCCCGGGCTGGCTCTGATGGCGCTGGCTGCGGCATTTAAGGCCATCAGCGCAGCGCGGCCCGAGTGCACCCTGATGGGCGCCGAGATGGCCTTCGGCATGGGCCGCATGCTGGTGGAGATCCACGAGAAGCGCACCACTCCCACCCACTGACCAGGAGCAACCCATGACCCAGTTGACCGACATTGAAAAACGCGCCAAGGCGTTTGCGGACGCCCGCGCCGAGGTGACCGGCATCGTCACGGTGCTGAACGACGGCATCGACGCGCTCAAGCGCGACAACTTGCCCGCCCTCAAGCGCTGCATTGCCAAGGTGGCCGAGCGCCACGACAACCTGCGCGCCTTGATCGACGCCAACCCGCAGCTGTTCACCAAGCCCAAGACGGTGGTGTTTCACGGCGTGAAGGTGGGCTTCGCCAAGGGCAAGGGCGGCATCAAGTTCGACGACGCCGAGCAGGTGGTGAAGCTGATCAAGAAGCACCTGCCCGATCAGGCCGACGTGCTGATCATCACCAAGGAAACCCCGGCCAAGGACGCGCTGGCGCAGCTGAGCGCGGCCGACCTCAAGAAGATCGGCTGCACGGTGGTGAACACTGGCGAGCAGGTGGTGATCAAGCCTGCCGACAGCGAGGTGGACAAGCTGGTGGACACGCTGATCAAGGGCGCCACCGAGACCGAGGCGGAAGCGTCATGAGCGGCGGCCAATACACCCCCCGCGATGAAACGCTGCCCGCGCGCGTGGTGACCTTTTTCAGCCGCTGCCCGGACGAGGAGCTGAACGACCAGGACATTGCGAAGAAATGGCACGTGGACCCCAAGAACGTCAAGCTGCAGCTGCAGCTGGCGGTGGAAGCCGGCCTGCTGAAGATCGACGGCCGTGTCTACTCGGCCGGCCCGAACATCGGCCGCGTGAGCCCGTCGCCCGCTGCCGTCGCGACGGTGAACATGCCCTCGCAGCGCAAGACCCATGTGCGCACGACCATCGACATTGAGGCGATTGCGTTCGAGGACGCGCCCGCCGGGCTGGACAGCCCGAAGAAGGCGCACGACCGCTGGGTGGACAAGATGCGCACGATGCCGGAAGGCAAGAGCTTTGCCGTGCCACTGGAATACCGCCACGCCCTGCGCGCGGCCGTGACGGCGCTGCACAAGGAAGGCTGGAAGCTGTCGGTGGTGAATGAGGGCGCGACGGTTCGGGTGGTGTGCAAGGTGTCGCCGGTGCCGGCGGCTCGCGAGGTGGTGTCATGAGCGCCGCACAGCCGTTCTCCCGGGCAGGGCAGGCCGTGGTGCACCTCGTACAGCGCCTGCAGGCAGACCCCCGCCTGGCGTATCTCATCGGCCCGGGGTCTGAGTCGTTCGAGCTGCTGACTGCGGCGGCGGCGGATGCTTTGAGCATCGAGGCCGATGTTTACCGCGAGCGCGTGATGGGATGGCTGGCCCCGCAGCCGGTTCCGGCCATCGGCAAGGCAGCCGCAGTGATCGACCCGGAGTTGCTCGCCCGCATTGAGGCCTACGACGACAAGGTCCACGACGTGGACAGCCAGGACGATCTGAACATGCTGGCGAACCACTTCATTCGGCGCGGCCTGGACGTGGCCGAGGCAGAGCGCGACACGCAGACTGAGGAGTTGTTCTGATGACCCGCGACGAAGCACTCAAGAAGGTCAAGAAGTGCATGGCGCTGTCCCGCAGCGCCAACGAACACGAAGCAGCTGCAGCGATGCGCCAGGCACAAAAGCTGATGGCCGAGTTCGGTCTGGCCGAGCAGGACGTGTCGCTGGCTGACGTGCGCGAGGCCCGCGTCAAGACGCGCAGCGCCGCGATGAACACTTGGGAGGTCACCCTTGTCAATCTGGTGGCGAAAGCCTTCGGTTGCGAGCAGTTCCGTTCGGAGCGCGGCGGCTACAACGGCGCAGGCAACTGGGTGGTCGTTAAGGAGTGGGTGTTTGTTGGCCTGGACGCATCGGCCGATGTTGCCGGCTACGCCTGCGACGTGCTCTTGCGCCAGTGCTCGGTCGCTCGCCTGGCGCACATCGCCAAGCAGCCGAAGAACTGCAAGCCCATCACCAAGACGGCGCGCGGTGATGCGTTCGCCAAAGGGTGGGTGTGGGGCGTCGCCGAAAAGGTTGAGGCCTTCGCACAGCCGACCAGGAACGCGGCCCTACTGCTGACCTACATGGAGCGCAACCACGGCGAGATGAAGAGCACCAAGGTCCTGGACAAGTCCAAGCTCCGGAAGCTGGACGACGGGCACCTCAATGCTGGCTGGAACGCCGGTCGAAACGCCGAGCTTCACCGAGGCGTTGGCGGCGCAGAAGAGCGGAGGTTGATCGCATGAACCGCGCCGCACAGCTCCAGTTCAACGGCGCAGGCGCCTGGCGCGGCGCGCTCAACTTCGACGCGGGCAACGTCCCCAATGAGTTCTGGGAAGCGGCCGACCACCTGGCCCGGCTCAGTGGGTCCAACGTGACGATGCGCGCGGTGGCGTGCGAGCCCGGCCCGAGCGGTAGCCCAGTGGCCACCCGCACGCAGCTGATGCACTGGACGCGCAAGACGGGCTGGGTGAAGTCATGAGCGGCGGCCCCATCGCCCGCGCCAAGGGCGCCCAGAACTACCAGAGCGCGATGGAGCGCCAGCGCTGCGAGACCTGCGGGCAGTCGGTGGAGTGCTACGGCTCCACGCTGCAGTGCCGCCTGGGCTCGTTTCTCGTCACGAAGTATTCGGTGTGCGACCGCTGGGAATTGCGCCCCCGCCCGGGCTTCAAAACACCACCGATCTGAATGCCACACGCGCAGCCGGCCGCCTTGGGGCGCGATAGGCCGGTGGGGGTAAGCGGTGGGTGACCCGGTTTAAACCCAACTCCCGCAGTTCTGAGCGGCCCACGGCTGGTTCGATCCTTGGCCACTCGTGGGTTCTATCCCTCCTCAGGGGAGACGCTGAAAGGACCGGTTTCCCGGGGCCGCCGTAGAAGGCCCCGGTTTTTACCAAAGTGCACCACCAGGTGCGCTTCGGTAAGAAGGAGCCCCGATATGCAAGCCCAGCCCAAGCCCTATGTTTCCGCCCGCCGGCCCAACGCGGCCAGCGACAACCGCGCGCGCCTGATCCGCCTGGTGCATGTGGCGCGCCGTGATCTTCGGCTCGACGAGGAGACCTATCGTTCGGTGCTGCGCGCACAGGGCGGCGAGTCGTCGGCCAACATGAACGCCGCGCAGCTGCAGAAGGCGGTGGACGCGATGAAGGCGATGGGCTTCAAGGTGGCGAGCAAGGCGAAGCCGGCCGGTCGGGTGCGCAAGGCCCCCACCGCAGCACGCGCGGCCCAGCCCGGGGCGGTGGTGCTGGCAGGCGATGCCGAGTCGCGCAAGGCGCGGGCGATGTGGCTCACGCTGCACGCCATCGGCCAGGTGCGCGACCCGAGCGAGGCGGCGCTGTTGGCCTACGCGCGGCGCCAGACGGGCGTGGACCGCATGGAATGGGTCAGCGACATGGTGCCGGTGCTGGAGCCGCTGAAAGCGTGGCTGCTGCGCTCGCTGCCGCAGGTGCTGGCGCCGTACCTGCGCGAGCCTGCAAAAACCTGGGCTTCGCACAAGGACGCCATCTGGCACGACAATTGGTTACAAGCCGTTCGCCGACTGGTGTACGGCCTGGAGAAACGCCACGTGCAGTTGGTCGATGAATACACCGACCTTTGGCAGCTCGCACAGTCGGCGGGGGTGACAGTTGAAGGGAGCAAAAAATGAAGATCAACAGCCAGCACATGGAGCGGCGGCGCAACAAGCTGCTGCAGGACACGGCCGATTTTTCCGCCCGCCGGATGGTGGAGCTGGGCGTGAACGAGAAGGCCGCAGACCTGATTGCGACGGACATCGCCGACCACCTGGCCGACGTGTGGGGCGGCCAGACGCTGAATTTTCCGAAGGACTATCTGCTCAAGCTGAGCCTCCAGGAGGACGAGGTCTACAGGAAGTTCAACGGCAACAACTACGCCGAGCTGGCGCTGGAATACGGGATCAGCGAGCGCGGGATGCAGAAGAAGATCGCCCGCATCAAGGAACGGCTCAAGCGCCAGGCGGCGGGGGCGCCGACGCTGTTCGGATCGCTCGCGTAG